AGAGAATGATTTAATTGATAATCATAAGACCCCTAGTCAGAGGCTAAGAGGAGTTCTTTGGTATAATTGCAAACAAGAACTAGGAAGGAAACCAACAGATGAAGAGTTTGCTGATTATTACAAGAAGGAATACGAGAAACTAATAGAACATTATAAAGCTAAATTGGATAATTAAAACTATGGCTAACCCGAATGGAAACCCTGAAAATCTAATGCCACCTTTTACTTCTGAGAATCAACCTAGTTCGGAAGCAAAGAGTAAGGGTTGGGAAAGAAGAAGAGAAGCACAGAAGATATTAGATGAGTTTATGAGGAAGGGTGAAATGACGTATCAGGAGTTAGAGGACTTATTGGCTGATGTAAAGGCTCATCCAGAAAATCATACTGTCAGAGAGGTTAAGATAGCCAAGTATATTAAGGATAGTAAATACACAATAGACTGGTTAGATAGGCATGTAAGTAAAGCACCTACTGAGATAGATCAAAAACTCTCTGGTTCTATTACAGTAAATGATATAATGAATCAATTTGAGGATCCTGATAATTTAATAGAAAAGAATAGTGAAGAAAAGACTTCTGGAACAATTCTACATCAAGAACAAACAGGGACAGAAAGTAAAGTTTCAGATGAACAAAGCCCAGAGGCATTATGAACAACACCAGACCAAGAGGGATTTAATACTCAAAGCAAGGCAGATGGGATTTAGCACCCTTTTGCAGTTAGAGAAGCTAGAGAGAGTTCTGCTGAAATCTAATATTACTTCTGCAACAATTGCCCATAAACAGAAAAAGACAACAGATATTTTCCAAATAGCAAAGTTTGCATGGGATAATCTTCCAGAGGAGTTTAGGAAGATTTATAAGGTTAGATACGATAATGTAAGAGAATTAGCCTTTGATGGAAATAAGTCTAGGTATTTTGTAGATGTGGATTTAAGATCTAGTACAGTCCAGGATCTTCATGTTTCTGAAATTGCTTTTGTTAAAAATCTAGGGGACTTCTTTGCTTCTACACTAGAAGCTGTGCCTGCTGATGGGAGGATAGCATTAGAAACAACTGCCAACGGTTTGAATCAGTTTCATGACCTGTGGACAAATGCAGTAGAGGGGAAGAGTGAATTTAAACCACATTTTTATAACTGGGCGTGGGATGGTGATTATGTATCTACCCCACCTTTAGACAATAAATGGAAAGAAGATTACAAGATATTAGCAAAAAGGTATAACCTTATATTAGATATGCAGAGCAGATTTCAACTATCCGATTCTCAGTTCTTCTGGTATTATTTAAAGGCTTTAAGGCAAAAGGAGTTGATTAAGCAGGAATATCCAACAATACCAGAGGAAGCATTCCTTACTTCAAGCATATCTGTCTTCGATCTCTTTGAGGTTAGCCAGTTAAAGGCAAGGGATGTTGTTAGAACAATCAGAGGAGTTAATCTCTTCTTTGAACCTATTTTGAAGCATGAATATATAGTTGGCATTGATACTGCTGAGGGTGTAGGTGGAGATAGTACAGGGCTTGGAGTGGTAGATGTAACAGATCCTGATAATATGATTGAGGTTGCATATCTTTCTGACAATACTATTAGACCAGACCAAACTGGAGAATTAGCAGTTCATATTGCAAAAGTATTCAATAATGCATTTATAATCCCAGAGAGAAATAGCTCTGGACTTTCTACAGTCCTCAAGATACAGGAACTTGGCTATAGAAATCTATTTGTCAATACAACTGTAGATAAAAAAACACAGAAGACGAAGAACGAGTATGGTTGGAGAACAACAAATACTAATAGAGATCTAATGATAGACGATTTTGTAGAAATGTTCGAAACGAAGAGAATAGAAATCAACTCAGAAGTAGCGATACAGCAGATGAAAACTTTTGTTCGCAAGGACAACGGAAAAAGAGAGCATGAGGACGGATACCATGATGACAATATCTTTGCCCTTTTACTGGCAGTGCAAGGTAATAAATATCACAGGTCTGCAAGAGTATTCACAAAGAAGGCGAATGTTTTTGCCTAATATGGTAAAATATATATGTAAAATTAGTTTGTTGAACTATGGCTAAAAAAGAAGTAACAGAAGTGTCTATTCCTAAGCAATTCCCAGATGATGAATCCCTTAACCGTTTAAGAAGTTACGGCGTTTATGAAAATCTCCTTGAAGGAGATCATTATTCTGCTTATATGAAAGATGTAGGTAATGAATTTAGTAGGAAGTACAAATTCCTTAGATATATTACCTGTAACTTTGCAGGTCTAGTTTCAAAGGTAATAGCAGATGTTCTATTTGGTGAAAAAGTTTCCATAGAAGATCCAGACAAGAATAAGGAAAAACAGGCTTTCATCGATGCTCTTGTACATGAGAATAATCTTGATACACAATTCTATGAATCTTCCCTTTTCAATTCCTGTAGAGGAGATGCAATATTCAGAATCAGAATAGAGAATGATGAGATAAAAGTAGAGGATATTAACCCTGCTATGTATTTCCCTAAGCTAACGCCTAATTTCAGAGAAGAACCTAAAGAAGTAGAATTAGCTTGGAAGGAGAAATATAACAAGGAAACATATCTTATTAAAGAAATTCATACCGCAGGACAGATAGAGAATAAGGTTTATCTTATGAAGAGTGGAGATGATAAAACGATTGTCAGACCTGTTGGGGTTGAGGAATTCAATAAAATATCGGGAAAGAATCTTGATCAGATTGTTAAAACAGGGATAGATGAAATTCCTATTATTCATATTCCAAACTTTAGAGCAACTAATAGCTTTTGGGGAACTTCAGATTATCACGATCTACAATCTTTGTTCTTTGCTGTAAATAACAGAATAACCAAGACTGACAACACTCTTGATAAGCATAGCGACCCTATATTATCAGTGCCAGAGGGCATTTTAGATGAAAATGGTAATGTAGAGAAAGAATCTTTAGGCATGGTAGAGATTAGAGAGGGAGAAGGTAAACCAGAATATATTGTATGGGATGCTAATTTGGATTCTGCTTTTAAAGAGTTGGATCAGCTAGTTAAAATGATATTCATGTTTAGTGAAATATCTCCTGATGTACTAGGTATAGATGGACAAGGCACAATAGAATCTGGAAGGGCATTGAAGTTGAGAATGCTTAGAACCCTAGCTAAGAAGAACAGAAAGGCCTTGTATTATGAATTGGGTATTCAGAAGGTAGTAGAAATAGCTTCTAAGTTTGCTAAAGCAGGGTATAAGATAGGAGATATTTCTTATAAAGGAGATCCAATAGTACCAGATGTTATATTCTCTGATGGTGTGATAGATGACAAGGTAGAAGAAGTTGAGAATGAATCTCTACTCTATGAAGCTGGTTTAACCTCTCAGAAGAGAGCTATAAAGATAATAGAAGATATGGATGATGATTCTGCAGAAGCTCTAATTAAGGAAATAGACGAGGAAAAGAAAAAGAAGGCTGATTTTAATTCTGATAATCTATTTCATACCCATACTCAAGAGGTAAATAATTCAACACAGGGTACAGATAATGCAACAGAAGGAAGTCAACAAATCCAGCAAAGAGCTAAGTAATATCTTTAGCAAATCACAACTGAAGATAATAGCTACAGTTCTAGCTGTTAAATATTTCACGAAATCTGAAAAAGATGAAGCCTTAACAGCTATTTCCCTAGAACTAAAGACTCTTTCTAAAAGGACAGATTCTTGGATAGAAAGAAATATTACAAAGTATTACAACATGGGAAATACCGAGGCTTCTGGAATAATGGGAACTTCTACAATCAAGACTGCTAGTAATGAAGCCATATTAAATGGGCTTAAAGATTCAGCAAAAACCTCGATTAAAGATGCCATTTCAGGTATCCATAGAGCTTCTAGTAGGATATTAGATAAGGCTATGCAAGAAAAGCTGAAAGCTAGAATAGCCGAAGGAAAGATATCAGGGGAAACATTAAAACAAATCGCTGACTCTGTAGCAGGAGAAATATCTAAAAAAGGTATTTATTTAATAGACTCTGCTGGTAGGAAATGGGATATTACTAACTATTCGGAATTGTATGCAAGAACAGAATCTATGAATACATACAATGAAGGAGTTGCAGATCAAATGCTACAACACGATACTGACTTAGCATATATTACCAGTTATGCAAGCTGTAATTGTGATATATGTCTTGAATGGGAAGGAAAGGTAGTTAGCCTTACAGGAAAGACCAAAGGATATCCAACCCTAGAAGATGCTTATGCAGATGGGGTCTTCCATCCGAGGTGTAAACATAGAATAAGACCCTATTTAGGCTAGTTTTCGTAACATTTGCGTAACTGTTACGATTATGTTATCTTATATCAGTTAATATTTTATTTACTGTAAACGAGTACGAACTCGCTAAAAACGAATTACAGTAGAAAGGAGTTCTTATGAGTAAAGTTCAATCCAATAGTGCTGGAGCTGTTGAGAATCAGACAACAGAAACTAAGGCTGTAGAAGGAGTGTCAGCAGAAGACACAAAAAATAAAACTGTAACTGCTACTGTCGAAGAATTAAAATTGTCCGATGAGCAATGGTCTAAGGTATTCGAACATCCTCGATTCAAGGAATTGAATGAGAGGGCTACAACTGCTGAAAAGCAATTGAAGGAGAAGTTAGATGCTGAAGCCAAGTCCCAACAGAAGAAGTTGAAAGAGGAGGGAAAATATCAAGAACTTCTTGAGGAGAAGGAGAAAGAGATTGAAAGTATTAAGTCTAGTCTTGCAGAAACCTTACTTAATAATGAGGTTATTTCTATTGCTTCCAAACTCAAAGTTTTGGACACCGAGGCAGTAGTCAAACTGATTGACAGGAGTAAGTTACAAATAGATAAAGACGGTAGATACTTGAATACCGAAGAAGTGGTTAAAAATCTATTATCCGATAAACCTTATTTGGTTGGAGAGGGAAACAGTACTAACAGCTCAGTTAATATTGGAGCCAATTCTAACACGACAACTGGAAACCAAAGTGGAGATTTTGTTATTACTAAATCTGAATTGAGAGAGAAGGCCAGAGATACCAAATGGTACACTGAGCATAAAGACGAAATTACTACTTGGCAGAAAGAAGGTCGTATCGATTATAGTAGATAATTTTGATTTTTAGACAACATGGCAGACTATAGTTCAATAAATGTTACACAGGCTGACAGCTTCATTCCCGAGTTATGGGCACAGGAAGCTATTACCTACTTAAGAAATTATATCAATCTTGCTAAAACGGTAAGAAGAGATTTCGATAGTACAGTGGCAAGATATGGAGATAAAATCCATATCCCAAAGACAGGTACATTATCTGTCAACTCTAAAGTTACAAACTTCAATGTTACAAGGCAGGCTCCTGCTGATGATGAGGTTTCTGTAACTCTTGATTCTCATCAAGAAGTAACATTCCTAGTTGAGGATGTAGCAAGGGCAGAGGCTTACCAAGATATAAGAGGATTATATCTTAGAGAGGCAATGATTAAATTAGCAGAGAAGATAGAAGGAGATTTAGCAGCTGAGTATGTAAATGCTGGAGATGACATTACTTTTGATGATACATCTGATGCGACTGTTGAAGCATCTATGCTCTTAATAAGGAAAGCTTTTGCTGATGCAAAGGTTCCTATGGTAGAACCTAAGTTCCTTTATGGGAGTCCTTCTTTGACAAATGTTCTTTTGGGAGTTGACAAATTTACCAAGGCAAACGAGTATGGAAGCTCAAGTGCAATACAAGATGGTAGACTTGGAGATATGTTCGGAATTCCTCTATTTGAATCTCAGTTAGTAGTAAGTGCAGGTTCTCCTGCTGTTGAGCATAATCTTGCTTATACAAAGGATGCAATAGCACTCGTAATGAGGTCATTACCAACCGATGGTGATGGTGAAGGAGTTTCTCAGAGCGTTGTAACTGATCCAGAGAGTGGAATTTCTATGAGAATCACATCTAGCTATGATGCTAACGCATTAGGCAGACAGGTTACTCTTGATGTCCTTTATGGAATAGAAACAATAAGACCTGAATTACTATTTGATGTAAATCTTTAGAGTAATTTAGTGTTTTTCGCCACATGATAGGGGTGTAAAAGCCCCTATTGTGTTTTATATATAAAATGAGTATATTAGGGAATGGCTTTACTCAAGAACCCCCAAGGAAGACTCGTTGAAGTAGAGGGTCAGGAAAGAATTGAATATCTAATCACACACAAGGACTTTGTTGTCGCTATAGAAGGGGAACAGAAAGAGTTTTATAGAGAAAGAAACAGACTACAGCTGAGTACTAGTGGGAAGGGATTGTTTTTTAGGAAGAACAATGAAAACCCTCATGGTTATGGACAATCTACCAAACCACTTATCAATGCTTTAGAAGACGCTGGGATACCAGTATCGGATACATACTCTGGACAGGAGGTTGGTATTGTATATTCGTATCCTCACCCTTTGGAAAGTCTACAGACTAAAAAGAAAGTCCTTTATTCTATGTTTGAAAGTACAATGATAGACCCTGCTTGGATTCCATACCTGAAAAAAGCAGATAAGATATTCGTGCCTAGTCATTTCTGTAAGGAAGCCTTTGCAAGTAGAGGAATAGAAACGGAGGTTGTTCCACTTGGGTATAATCCAAACAATTTCTTCTATAAGGAAAAACAAGATGATGGTATCTTTACTTTTTCTATGTACAATGCGTTTGACCAGAGAAAAGGTTGGGATATATTATTTGGGGCTTTTGTAGAGGAGTTTGGTAAACAGGAAGATGTCAAACTCATATTGAAAACAGTAATGAATAAGCTTCCATTCCCAATACTCAAGAGTCAATATCCTAACGTAGAAATCAGAACAGGAAGCGTGCCTCAGCAGAATCTGAGAGATTTATTGTATGAAACAGATTGTTTTGTCTTCCCATCGAGGGGAGAAGGTTTTGGTTTAACACCATTAGAGGCTTTAGCCTGTGGTACAACTTCTATAATTCCTAATGCTTCTGGAATGAGTGAATATTTTGATGATAGATACTTCATCGAGCTGGAGATAGAGGCTATGAGGTCACCTATTTATGAGAACTTTGACATAAATGTTGTAGGGGAAATGGTAGAACCTAGTAAGAAGGATTTAAGAAAGAAAATGAGGTGGGCATATGAACATAGAGCTAAGTGTTGGGAAATGGGATTTGAAGGTTCTAAATGGGTTAAAGAAAATTATACTATTAAAAAGACAGGTGTGTTGTTAGCTAATAAACTAAGAGAAATCGGTAATGTAGATGATGAAGAACAAAACGATATTGTTATTAGGAATCCTAAAAATAAAAGGAAATCAATAGCCTTTTTTCTTAAGAATAGGGATATCTATTCAGGAGGTAGAATATTCTGTTACCAGATTCTTCATGCTCTTTGTAAGTTGAATTATGATGTAACTCTTTATACCAATATGAAACCACCCTTTGAAGAGGATATGAAATGGAATAAATGTTACAAAACTGTTACGATTAAATCTGTTGAGAAGGCTATTATTGATGCAGATATCTATATGGGAGCTGTAAAGGAGGGTAATATAGCTTGTATTCGCAATGCCACCAGAACTAAAAGGGAAGGGTATTGTTTTGTCTTTGATCCTGTGCCAGTTATAGAGAAGTATGATAATAGCAGGATAGACCATGAAAAGGACTGGTATTTTGAAGTTGATAAACTTATTCAAGCTAATCCTAGGATAAACGTTGTTCTACTGACAGCATTTGCTAAAGAAGTGTGTAAAGATTATTTTACATCTAATGTGAAGCTTGTTTTACAACCTTGCGTGAATGATTTGATAGCAAATAAGTATCAGAATGCAAGGGAGGATATTATTGTTGCTTCCGCTACTACTGGAGAAAGGGACAAAGGCTTTGAAAAGTCATTAAGAGTATTCTCCTTGACACCTAATAACTGGACTTATCATATTTTTACTAGCAGTCAAAGTTCTAAATTACCAGAGCTTATACAGAAGTATCATTTAGAGAATAGGGTTATTCCACATTACGATAAGGGAGACGAGGAGAAGTTTGAGGTTTATTCTAAGGCAAAGGTAATGTTTTGTGCTTCCCCCTATGAAGGATATGGCATGTGGCTAGCAGAAGGTCGATATATGGGATTAGAATGTGTTGTTGTAGAAAATGAAGTATTTAAAGAAATCGCAAATGGAGATACTCATATACATCTAGCTCAAAGGGATAATGACCTTGATTTAGGATTGAAACTCAACGAAGCCCTTAGTGTGAAGAAATTTGTTTCAAGAAGAAAGGATTTTTCCTTTGATAGTTTAGTATCTAATTTAGAAACTGTCCTACAATGTCCAAAGTAAAAAATATCGGATATGTTTTGTATGATTATCCAGTAAAAAGTGAAACATGGATACCCTTAGAGATAGAGGAACTGGTTATGAGAGGATACAATGTTAAAGTACATAGACTTCAATATCCTTATGTAGACATATCAGATTGTGATTTTGTATTATCCCATTTTGCTCATATAGCCTTAGAGGCATCTAAATTTGGAAAGCCATTTGGGTTTGTTGCTCATGCATGGGATATATGGACTGATAATGGTAAGAAGTTCAAACAAGTGATTAAGAGTCCTAACTGTAAGTTTGTAGGATATATTTCCGAATATCATAAGAAAAAGTTTCTAGAATGGGGAGTTCCGAAAGAGAAATTGATGTTTTGGGGGGCTTCTGTTGATGTAGATAGACTCGAAAGGAAGTATACAATGGGAGGTAAAATTATTTGTGGAGGAAGATTTATTGAGAAGAAAGGATTGGATATCGCTATAAAGGCAGTTCCTAATATAACGGTTTTTGGAGATGGAGAATTGGCTCCAAAATTAAAAGCAATTTCTACTAAAGCTCAATTCGTAGGTTGGTTAGAAAGAGATGAAATGAAAAAACTAATGGAGAAATCATATCTTTTAATAGCACCATCAAGAGTAGCCAGAAATGGTGATACAGAAGGTATTTCTACGTTAGTATTAGAAGCATTGTGTATGGGGCTTCAGGTTATAACAACAAAGGTTGCAGGTCATGGTGATTTAGAGCAATTCGGAGACAGGGTTCATTTTGTGGAGATAGATGACGTAGATGCAATTAGAGAATTAGTTTATAGTCTTCCCCATTCGTATTCTGCACTTCCAAAACATATAATAGAACAGACTAGAAGCCCTAAGGCGATAGTAGATAATATAGAAAGGAAAATACAGGAGGTAATGGCATGAAGGTATTATGGGTAGAAGATTTTGACCTAAAAGAACACAAAGGAGGCGCTCAGCAGACCAATGAAATGATGATACAAGCT